TTCTTCTTTCCAGACTTTCATCGCTTCAAGAAACGCTTTATTATCCACATAATGTGTATCATCTTTGGTTAAATTTTTTCTTCTTTTCTTTTTTACTTCAGCCATGTTGCTAATAATATAACCTAACTTAATATGTTTGTCAAGAGTTTTTTTATCCATGTTCCAAACCACAACCACAACCATAAACATATAAAAAGAAAATAGGGTAATAAAAATTTAAGTGTATCTTTGTTTGTCCATTTCTCTGGATTCACATCTTTAAATATTTTTATAGTTTTTTTCATTTTACTATTGACTTTCTTTTTTAATTCGTTATACTAAAGCATGTGGTTGGGCATGAGGATATTAGTTAATGAACATCTTTAATAGTATCTAAAGGATACTCTTTTTCATCAAAATCTTTTTCACTTATTTCCTGTTTACCTTCTTCATCTTTAGTCTCTGGTTTAAACAAAAAGTTTTCATAGTATCTACTTAGACTCTCACTCGCGACACACATTATTAATATTTCTTCTTTAGGGATTGTAAACTCAATTGATTCTGTAAAAGGGTGTAACCATTTTTGTAAAATGACACTATCTTTAATTTCACCTTTCATATTGATTTTAGGAGTGATTGACAATTCAACTGGTTCAACAATATAAATTTCTTTCTCAGTTTCTTTATCTATTAATGTGATAATAGATTCTCCATTTTTAAATTTAATAAATGTGTATACCATTTCACCCATGATATTATTTAGGTAGACCTATTTTTTTTATTGTATATTCAAATTCTTCTTCGTTGTATATTGTTACTCTCTCTAAGAAATGTCTAAGTGTAAAATTCTTTTTATCTCTATAGGTAAGGTCATCTGCTAAATCATATAGAGTAACCTTTTCTTTATTACTTCCTTTTCTCAATCCTCTACCAATCGATTGTAAAACACGAACTCTACTTTTAGATGGACTTGCGAAAATAACATTGTGTAAATTTTGTATATTAATACCAGTAGAGAATGTTCCATAAGACGCAACGATGATTGCGTCATTTTCATCTTCAGTAATTTTACGAACATCTTCTCTTATATCAGTAGACACTCCACCATAGATAAAAAATAGTTTTCTATTTCCATATATTCTTTCTTTGATTAAGTCATGTAATTTAAATCCATGTTTTTCTACAAGTTGAAAAAGACATAATGTATTTCCCTTTGTTCCAACTGTAAGGTTTGCGATAAAACGATTTCTTTCATGATTTGAAACAAGAAAATCTATTTCCTCTTGATACTTCATATCATACACTTGTTTACAATCAAGATTATCATGTTTTAAAAGTAAACATTTAATTGTTAAATCTGCGAGAGTATTTGAATCCATCAACTCTTTAGTCTTCACAACCTTTTTAAGATTTCCAAATAATCCCTCTAAAACTAATCTATGAGTTTGTGTACCATCAAGTGTTCCTGTTAAACCAAAACGATATTTACAGTCATGTAGTTTAGTGAGAATACTTGTAAGTGATTTCGCTTTGAATAGATGAGCCTCATCACCTATTACACAACCAAAGTCATCAAAATATTTTTTAGGAAGTTTGTATAATGATTGCCATGTTGAGATAATAACATCTTTGTTTACATCTTTATCATGTCCTTGATATACTCTTTGTATAAACTTATCTTTCCAACCATAATCTAAAAAATCAGAATACATTTGTTCAACCAAAGAAGTAGTTGGAACAAGGATTAATGTTTTTAATCCCATCATTTGATAATATCTAACAAGAGAATAAATGATAAGAGATTTACCCGAAGCGGTTGGACTCAGTAATAACGCCCTGTTGTTTGATATCGCATTATGAACTGCGTCTATCTGATAATCTCTAACTTCTAATAGTTTACCTTTTGATTTTGGTTTTAAAGACTGAATAAATTTTTCTACAATTTTATCATCAAGTTCTTTTTCGTTTTCAATACCTTTCTCAATAACGATTTCTAAATCATTTCTTTTACAAAACTCTTTGAGATAAGGTAGAAGTCCAGTATATATCTGACCTGTTGCGGCAGAGTATAAATGAATTATTCCGTTCCATCTTCTCGCTCGAACTGATGGCATGAACTTTGCGCCAGGCACTTCAAATGAAAAGAACGAATCTAATTCAGCTCTGATGTGAGGTTCACAATCAGCTTTGATATAGACTTCATTAACTTTAGATACGAGCATACTGGTAATCTTTTTCTGCACCATATTCTCCACGAAGAACTATATTCCATGCGATTGAAATTCTTAATTCATCATCTTGTTGAACAGGCACCCAGTGTACTAACCAACTTGGAAAAATATAACCATGTCCTGCAGCACTTGGAAAGGAAACTAGATTACCATTGTCTATATTATCCTCTTTCTTTTGTGGTAGTAATACTTGACTTTGAGGTCTTGGGTCAAAAAACTGTATACCAGATTGTTTCTGACTTCCAGTGATATAATAAACACCAGACCAAAAATTATTACTATGTGTATGTGGTGGATGGGCTTGTCCTTTTCTTAGAATATTTCCCCACATATTTGTAATTTCATATCCATATGATTTACCATTATTATCATACTTTAATCCTTCAGTCGCGGCCTTAGTCGCTTTAATAATATTATCAACTAAAGGAAAAAATAATTCATCTTTATGTAAGTCTGCGCGACCTTGCCAGTTACCCTCATTAGATGATGTACTACTTTCTTTTATAAAGTATTCTTTTAAATCCCAATCCTTAACACCTGTTCCTCTAAATGAAAATACAGATGTTGGAAATAATTTGTATTGTTGAAAATCTTCCATAATTACATTAACCATACCATTACAGTATATCTATCTCCTTCTGTTACTGGTTTAACTTCATGTGGATACATAAAGTTAGATGGAAATGCGACAATAGTTCCCGCCTTTGGTTTTTTACTTATTAAACCATTACACATTTCAAACTCTCCACCTTGATAGTTATCATTTAAATATAATAACATTGTACAATGTGGAAATCCATATTGTTGTCCATGACTATGATGTATATTATCGATATGTCTTGACATAAATCCACCTACAGAATATTTGTTTAATCTAAAAGGTGTTGAATGTTGAATAACAATATCTGGATACTCTTCAGTATATTTTTGAAGAGCGACTTTAAATCCACTCAACATATCACCATATAGACCGCCTTGGTCTTTTTTAGAAATCCACATTTCATTCATATCAACTTTATCATTTGTCTCTGGTGATAAACCATCTTTTGTTCCAAAAGTTGATTTGTTCCAACCACCAATAGACTCATAATATTTAATTATACCATCACAAAGTGTAGGTGAAATTACATTTTTATATTCTTTTACAAAATCTGTAACCTTTGGTATTTTTGTTCTTGTTGCCATTTATAAAACTCCCGCTTCAAACTTTCGCCATTCAATGGCGTTTTTAATTTGAAAAGTTCTGTTATTTAAACTTCTCAAAATCTGTTCTAAATAATTTACAATCGTTTTATTATAAGCAATCTTTTGTTCAAGTTCTATCAACTCTTTATCTGATTCTAAGTAAGTTGGAATGTCTGATTTTAAAACTTTTAAATCAAATGGATTTTCTTTGTAAACTTCTGGTGATGACTTTCCACCATAGTATTCCCACTTGTGTTTGTAAAGTTCTTTAAAGTCTGTTTCAGCTTTCTTTAATAGAAGTGTAAAACGATTATGAAATTTAAGATACTTGTTATGTAACTCTGGAATCTTTAATGATTCAATATCAAGATTATCAGAATTTAATTTAATATCTTTGTCTACTTGTTCTTGTAATTGTTGTAAGTCCATTATATATTATACCACATTAACATTTTAATTTCAAGTTATAATTATTTATAGTGAAACTATTTCATATATTTTATATGCAAATGTAACATTTGAAACTAGATACTCAATATCAGAAGCGCCTTGATTATATTCAAGTGAACCAACACTCAAAGGAAAAACATCTTGAAATCTAACTTCAAGTATTGGATTATTTTTACTTGATAGTATAGTTAGTGTTGCGTCTGAAAACATTGAACCATCTGGTGTCGCGAGTCCAGTATCACCAATATCTTTACTTACACTTCTTGTTGTCGCAGTTGGAAATCTTTGAGATTCAGTATCTCTAAATGATTTAAATTCTTGTCTTGTTTTTGGAAATCCAATCGCCCTCACCCAATTTTGTAGTTCAATATAATTCTCTAACTTCTCATCAATGATATATGTAATCTCTAAATTATCAAAAGTTAAATTATCACCTTGAAGTGGAATTGTTTTGAATGGAGTTTGGTTATCAATTTGTGGTAATGATATACCTGGTACATTGGCAGTTAAAGTAAAGTATTCTACTTTAGGTAAAATATTAATACCAAATTTAAACTGTGTTGGACTTGCGTAATCCAGAGTTTGTGGTTGTCTACTAAGTATTCTTGTTGTTGTTGCCATTTGATTATATTTATAAGGAATGTTTCAGAAAGAGAGTAAGTGAAAAGTTTGGATTTTAGTACTAGTCTCCTAGTTTTCTTCGTGATTCAATCACTATTAAATCGAACCCAAACCACTTACTTCTCATATATTATTTATAACATATTGAGCGTAAATGTCAAGAGGAAACTGCAAAAAGTTTCCCCTTAACATAAAACACTTGTTTTTACTCTTGTATTACAGTTAATTGTGGAAAGTTTATCTTAATAGATGTACCCATATATGTTTCCTTATGGTTATTATCTTCATCTCTTTCCATTTGTGCGAATAGTGTTAATGATAAATTATCATTGATTTTTTTAATCGCACTTACAGTATGTTCATACTTATTCAGTTTTAACTGTGAACCTGTATCAGTTTCGTTATCGAAATTCCAATGTGGTTGTAAGTCATACTGAAGTGTGAGTCCACCGATAGGAACTTTCGCACCTACTTTTGGTCTAATTCTAAGTATGTCATCTCCCTCATCTTGTTTTAATCTATACTCTAAAACTGAGTTTGCGAAAAATGGGCCATACCCAAAAGTCTTATGTGAGACTCTGAATCTATGTTGATTCTGTCCACTTAAACCAGTTACATATCTGTACTGAGTTTCTAATCTTGGAAATAATTGATATCCAAAAATTAAATGATTTTCATCATCATCTACATAACTTCTACTTCCAAACTTGATATCACCAAATTTGATTTCAACATTTGTTTCAAATTTGTCCCATTCATTCTCTGGTGTAGAATCTGCGAATGACAATGATGTCATGACTAATAATCCTACTATTATTAATTTAATGTTTTTAAACATTTTATTTTCTCCTAGTTTGTGTTTGATAATAATACCTATAGATATAGGTATCTTCTTTGAGTTTCTTCTTCCATTGTTCTGGTACTATTTATATAAGTTAAGATTTTATTACTCTGGGTCTGTGATGTTGTTTCCATCAATTGCGGCCCATTGTTGTATTTCTTGGTAATCTTTATTTTTTGGGTCTAATGGTACACACTTATTACCATTCAGTAAATAACCTGTTAAAGTACCATTTGCATCTTTCATATTTACTACTGTTTCAATCATTTATAACTCCGAATCAAAATAAAAATAGGATTGGTATCCATCATCTGCTGTAAGACCTGCATCAAAATCATAAGCAAACTTATAACTATTAACATCTACAAAACTACCATTAGGAACAAAAGTTGGCGTAGCAGCAGTAGCAAGATTATAGATATCATTATCTACATCACTATACTCATGTGATGTTGTTGGACTTGTTCTCATGGTTACTGGAAAATCGATATTAAATATACAGGTTGTAGCACTTGATGTCATAAAAGCATATTGACCTTCATGATAATATCTTTGACATGATGATAATTCTTCTTGAAATGATTTGTGTTCAAAATCAGATGCTGAATTTCCTTTTTCTAATTGAACATTTGTAATATATAAAAAATGACCTGCTGTTGTATCAGTTACATCTGACCAAATAAACACTACTATGTTATTAGTACCAGATGTATCAACTGTACCAGTAACGGAATATTTAACAAAACTGGTTGTAACACCTAAATTTGCTGGTGTATTTTCATAAGTAGCATTTGTAATTAATGTTGGGTTTGTACCTTCTGAACCCCATGCAGATATAATATCACTTGTTACTGAATCTGCTGTTCCACTCCATGAGACTATTGCTGCTTTAATATTATCAAGTTTGGATGCATTGGAAACTTTCGCTTCAAATGAAAGTGTTACAGTGTTTCCTATTAATCCTGTACAATTCTCATTTTCAATAATTTGTGCTATACCAAATTTTTTATTAGCAGTTTCTACATCTAAACCCATTGATTTTAAAGCCTCATCTGGCACTGTTGATGTTTGTGTAACATCTACAATATCATTACCATCTGAAAGAATATAAAATCTATCTAGTGTATAAGCATCATCACTATTAGGAAATTCGCTGTCAGATACGAAACTTGTACCCCTTTGTGCTACCATCATACCACCATTGATAATATGATTTCTTCTATTAGTGAGAGATGTCCCACTTATTCTTGTTAATGCCATTATCCTGTTATCTCCATTAATGTTACATATTGATGTGTACCATCTACACCTATATAAGTTGTTCCCATCCCTGTTGATATATTTCTAAAATATAATTTATAAGTAACTGAACTTGTAGTGTTAGGTGAATCCAATAATGTCATAGTAGCGTTTGCTTGGAATCTATCTTCAAAATCACTAAACTGTACTATTCCTCTATCATCTCTTCCTAAGTTTGTAGAATCTCTGAATATGGTTACACTTGATTGTGCTGCATCTGATGAATGATAAATTGATGTACACATCATCACTAAAATTTTATTTGATGATGAACTTGGAGTTATGTCTGCAGTTAAATTAGAGGCGGTCATTGAAGCGGCTGTTGTACTTGCTACAGATGTTGAAGAAGCAGTAACTACTTGAACAACTAAACCTGGTGTTGAAATTATAGAATTGGAAACTTTTTGTATCGACATATCATTGACTCCATGATATTATTTATATAAAAAAAGGGGAGATAAATCTCCCCTCTAAAGAATTGACTTGCGGTCATAAACCGAAGTTCAAGAACTGTATTACATTAAGTTAGTAACTTTAACTCTTCTGTAGTATACATTATCGTTTGCGTCTAGTGCACCTAAGTCACCAGCTGCAGTTCCAGATGCTAATACACCACTTGCGAATGGGTTACCTGTAATACCATATCTTGTTTTAAATCCAATTTTCGGTTGGAATGTGCTTTCGCCAACTGCTCTCACCATTTGTAGTGGAACATATGGACAATAGAAAATTCCTGCGTCATATGGACTTGAACCTTTATATCCTACAACATAGTACTGACTAGCAGCGACATTTGCAGAATATGGGTCAACATAAACTTTATATCTTCCGTTTAATGTACCTGCGAATGTATTTGCAGTGTCATCAACATTTAGATTTGAAGTTAATGCAGGTGTGTAATCAAGTACTCCAGCCATTTGAAGTGCTGATGCAACATCTGCGGAACAGATAATCATGTTACCTTTTCCTCTTCTTGTTTGTTGACCAATAGCGTTGGCGTCTCTTTCAATTGAGAACAACAACCCTTTGAATTTTTCAACTGACCAACGACCATTTGAGTCTGTGTCTAAGTCAAAAATACCAGCTGTTGTTGTATTTACTTGAGCACCTTTCTTTGCTACAACATAGATTGTTCTTACAACTTCTCTGTTTATTTCTGCAAGAATTTCTGCAGAGAGAATATTTGCAAGTTCAGTTTCTGCGTCAAGACCATGAATTGCTTTTAGGTCTTGTGCGAGTTCCATTGAATACTCAGCTTTTAAAGCTCTTGTTTTAGCAGTAACAGTTTGTTTCTCGATTGAGAAAGCCATTTCTGCGAAAGAGTTTGCTGCTGCGTCTCCTAATGTCTCACCATTTGCAGTTGTTAATCCACCTTGTGCAGCGTAGTTACCTGCTGATGGTGAATCGTTTAGTGTCGCAGGGTTAGTTGCGTCATGACCTGTAGTAGGTGTGACTAAGTCTCCTGCAGCATCGTTTGCTGAGAATGAACTCTGCGGTTCGTTTACAAGAGCTTCATCGCCGTTTTGTGCGGCTTCTCTACTTCTCATCGCGAAGATAAGACCTGTTGGGCCAGTCATTGGCTGAACACCACAGATATCATATGCGATAAGATTAGGCATTGCTCTTCTAACTAAAGAGATTAAAATAGGCTCCCAATTATCAACCTGTCCACCAGTTGAGTTAACAGGTGCGGCTTCTGAAAGGAAGTTTCTATCTTCTCTTAATGCTTTTTCTTGGTTTTCCAAGATAACAGTAGTAACCGCTCTTCTGTAACTGTCTTTGATTTCTGGTAAATCATTGTGTTCAAGAACTGGTTGCCACTTTTCTTGTAAATTGTTAGATTGAAACATTTATCTTTTCTCCTTTTTAATGTTTATAATATTTATATTTTGTATCATTTTACCCATTAATAATATTAGTTTTTCGCACGGTTATGGGTTTT